TCCCGACCCTGAGGTTTATGGTGAAACACAGATGACATACTTTGACAGCGCAGAGGGCACCACAATTACCCATAAGAGGGCTATAAAAGAGCTAAGGAATAACGGGGTAACTGATCTAAAGGAATTCCACGACGACCTTGGACACCACGAAACCTACGAGGCGCAAGCTGTTCTAGCTTGGCTAGGATACTAAAACCAAAACAGATTGAGGACAGACATCATGAAAACAGCACAACCAAAATTGAGCAAAGCTTCAAAAATGCCGTGCCGTTCTTGGTCACTCCAAGCTCTTGACACTTGTCCCGGTTCAATTGGGGATAATGGCGAACTGGTAGCAGCTTGTTCAGGATGCTATGCAACAACTGGCAATTACAGATTCCCTAATGTGAAAGCACCACGTGAGCATAACCGCGAGGACTGGAAGAACACAGACTGGACAGCAACAATGGTTAAAGAACTGGATAACGACCGTTACTTTAGATGGTTTGATAGCGGGGATATGTACAGCTTAGACTTAGCTAAAAAGATTCTGGCCGTAATGAAGGCGACACCATGGGTTCGCCATTGGCTACCCACTAGAATGTATAAATTTAAGAAATTCTCTGGAATATTGGCACAAATGGAGGCCTTGCCTAATGTTGTTGTTCGCCTATCAAGTGACTCAATCACCGGCGAGACAATAGAAGGCCAGAATAGCAGCACTATTATAGAGAGCGCGGGTTCTGCAAAGGATGGCATGACAGTTTGCCAAGCATACGAGAGAGAAGGCAAGTGCGGCGACTGTCGCGCATGTTGGGACAAAGGAACAAAGGTAATCGCCTATCCAGCGCATGGAAAGAAGATTGCAAAGCAATATAAAATAATTGCTAGTATTAACTTGTAATACCATGCAAAGTGCATTAGAGTAACCATACCAAAACACAACACAGAGGACATACAAATGAACAAACTACTTTTAACCGCATTAATCGCAACAATCCTTGCTCACTTGGTTATCTGGGCCAGCAGCATGGACTATCAAGACGAGCTAGTAGAAGAGGCTCATTATATAAAAATGGTATGCGCTGGACACTGGCCTGATTATCGTTACGACAAACCGGAGTGTATAGAATGAACATTAATTATGAAATCTTAAAAAAGCATAAAAGATGGCTCGATGGCACTGAAGGAGGGGAACGAGCTGATCTTATTGGAGCTAATCTGACTAGAGCTGATCTGAATGGAGCTGACCTGGCTGGGGCGGATCTTACTGGGGCTTATCTTGCTGGAGCGGATCTTACTGGAGTGGATCTTACCGAAGCTGATCTCATTGGGGCTTGTCTTGCTAGGGCTAATCTTACTGGAGCTTATCTTACTATGGCTAATCTGTCCGGAGTAGATCTTACTGAAGCTGATCTGGCTGGAGCTTGTCTTACTAGGGCTAATCTTACTGGAGCTAATCTTACTGAAGCCAATCTGACTAGGGCTTGGCTCAACTGGGCGGACCTTACTGGGGCTGACCTTACTGAGGCTAATCTTACTAGAGCCCTTCTTACTGGGGCTAATCTGAATGGAGCTAATCTTACTGAAGCTGATCTGACTGGAGCTAGTATAAGAGGCGTTTTTGGAAATCTAAAGCACATCAAATCAATTTTTCTTGAAACGTACCCAATAAGTTATACTTCTGATATCTTACAAATCGGATGTGAGCGACATCCTATTACAGATTGGTGGGGCTTTGACCAAGAACAGATAAACAAGATGGATGGAAAGCAAGCTGTTATCTGGTGGGATAGATGGAAGTGTCAGATAAAAACGCTGATCGAAATGTCACCAGCAGAACCAACAGGAGTGTGAGAAATGAAAACAGATTACCAGATAGCAAGCCACGCTTATTCGTGGTGCCATGAGGGGTGGGATGGTGAATACATGGCATTGAGTGATACCCTAAAGGATGAGCTTGTTTGTATGTACTACAAAAACAAGCCTTGGTTTCTTGAGGAGGCTTTTCCCGCAATGTCCTACGCACTAGGCGTAGAGCAAGCACTAGCTGAGATATACGAACCAGAAACAGAATCAAGGCTCCATGAGATTATCCGTAATGTTCTGTACAAAGAAAGCGAAGACGCTTTAAGGGAAATGTGCGACACCTATTATGAACAATTATTATCTGAAGACTACGGAGAACAGCAATGATTGAAGACAAACAGAAAGCCCTTGAAGCAATGAAGCGGGCTGGTGAACTAGCAGAGCTAGCAGTAACAGAACAGGACAGAGCAGCAGCATGGAATCAAAAGAAACTAGCACTGGATCTGTGCAGTGATTACTTAGTACCATATGATCAAATGCTTGCAGCATATATGCAAGGTCTTGGCAGACTTAAACACTAGGAGACAAAAATGAACAAGCAAACACTATTCAATATGATTAGCAACAATCTATCACTATTCCAGGCAGGTATTCTCACAGAATTATACGAGAAACCCACCTATAGATCAGAGTTAGCTAGTGCATTGCAGAAAGATGATCCATCCACGTACAGAGCAGCATTGGTGCTGGTTGAGAAAGGACTGATTGAAAAGAGATATGTCCCTAAGAAGGAAGGGAAAGGAATCAAACGATCTTTATTCGTAATGACAGATTTAGGACGGGAGTTATTCCAATGAGTATTTTAGTGGTATTTGTTAAAGAATCTGACCTAACTGGGGGTGCATCATGACAATCATCAGCGCAGTAAGTAACACTGACGTAAACAAAAAGAAAAGGGAAAAGAACAGAAAGCTAATAGATGACTACCTTAAAAATGGTGGGAAGGTAACAGTCTATCCTTTCGGCGCATCATCAAGAACAGAAAGTTTCTACCAAACAGAGCTACAGAAACAACAACGTAAGAAATCCAACTTAAAAAATAAAACGAAGAGAGGGGCTTCTATTACTATCTAGTAGGGTGGTATAGGGTAGTATCTTAAACGCCGTTAGAACGCAATACAGAGCCTCTCAGGGGGATAGAATAACATGATTGAAGGAACACAACACTATGACTGAAGATAAAGGTAACTTAGATCACACTAAATGGAGTCCAAATGAATGTGTAATTCTATATGAGGTACCAGAAGAGCTGCATTACATAGCATTCGTATCGGCAGGGATGGTAAACAAATACATAAGGTATAAAATAATGAACAAAAACACTTGACAGAACAGATTGTATAGTTAATACTTAACTCAGTATCTCCCATAGGTATATCCTCATTAGCCCCAACCAGAAATGGAAGGGGCTTTTTTTTGAGCTAGTATTATGAGATGTTGTGTTTGTGATTCAGAGTTAAATAACTACGAGGTAACACTGAAGTACCCACCTGAACATTCTAAAGCGGGTGAGTACCTTGATATGTGTACTGAATGTATTTTGGTGATTAACAAGAGTGCAGTTATTTGTAACGAACTACTTTAGTAATTATGGGTAATGGAAGAGTACCTTAATCCTTGTACTGATATTCTAGTATCAGTTGGCAGTAGTGCATTGCCTTCTTGATATCTTCTTGCCCATTCTTTGACTTATGTCTTGAGATGTACTTGATTACATTCCCTTCTAGGTAATCCAAACTGTTTGCCTGGATATACTCTATCGGCTGTATAGCCATCTCTTTGTAGTGGCTACCGCCTTCCTGTTTTGAACTTGCTTTAGACATAGTTATAGCCTTAATAAGAATATTCTTAGAAGTTTATAGGAATTTGTTTATTTCTTATTGTTTCTTTCTTATATCTTCTTGGCTTTTCCTTAAAGGCATTGTATTGCTGGCTTAAAAACTTGTCAAATACTTTCTTCGTTCTGTTTCTTCGTGTTCTTATAACGAAAGAGTCTATAACTTTTTTTGTATTTTGTATTACCATTGTTCACAGAAAAACAAACAAGGAGATTACGAAATGAAAGATCTAATAGAAGAATACGATGTAATGCAGGACTTCACATCAGAGATGGAAGAGGCATACCTGCTCTCTGATATCATGGGTTATATCAAACTGAATGGTTATGAACAGTTCAGAAACAAACTGAATACCAAGCTGGAAGAACATTACGTGGAACAAATGGCATCCTTTCTTCGTTACAAAGAACAGTCTGAACAGGAGCTGTACTAATGGGTGGCAAGTGTTTAAGTAAGAGATTGTCCTGTGAGTGTGGTAGTAGTGACGGAATACAGGTGTTTCTTCAAGACGATGGAACAGAAGATGGATACTGTTTTGCTTGTGGAAAGTACTACAGTGCATCTGATATTAATGGGAATCCAAAACCACACAGTTCAGTAGTTGTTCCTATGGTTAGACAGGAAACTAAGATGGATTTAAATAAGATCAAGAAACTACCTAGTTCTGAGATCAAGGACAGAAACCTAAGTAAGGACACAGTAGAACACTTCTCAGTAGGGGTTGAACACTCAGAAGAAACTGGAGAGATAATCAAGCATTACTATCCTGATACTCGTAATGGAGATATCGTAGGGTATGAAGTAAGAGACACTAGGGATAAGAAGTTCAGTGCTGTTGGTGATCGTAAGGGGGACATAGATCTATGGGGTTGCCACCTTGTAACCAGTGGTAAGAAGTTATTTATTACTGAAGGTCGCCTAGATGCTATGTCCTTGTTTCAATCCATCATAGAGAACAGACCAGAAAAGTACAGCAAGTACACACCAGCAGTTGTGTCTCTTACTAGAGGCGCACAGGGTGCAGCCAGTGACTTAATTAACAATCGTAAGTACTTAAATAATTTTGATGATATCATACTTTGTTTTGACATGGATCAGGCAGGACAGAAAGCATTGAGGGACTGCATTAAGATTATCCCCACTGCTAAAGCTGTTACTCTGCCACTCAAAGATGCCAGTGATATGCTGATAGCTGGTCGTAGTGCAGAGTTGTTTGACCTGGCTGTTTGGAATGCACAGCCCGTACGCATGGGTGAGGTTGTTGACGTAATAGACGTAATAGAAAAGGCTATGGAACGCCCGCAGATGGGTATCCCATTTCCTTGGCCTACTGTAACTAAGGCTTGTTTTGGTATAAGACCACACACCATTCACTGCGTAGGTGCAGCACCTAAGATTGGTAAGACGGATCATCAACATCAACTGGTTCACCACCTGATCTTTAACGAGAAAGTCAGGGTTGGTATGTTTGACCTTGAGAACAGTCCTGTAAGAACTGCTAAGAAGTTAGCAAGTAAACACGCTAAGGTAGATTTCACCAGACCTGACAAAGAATACTCAGATGAGCTATTGAGAAGCACCCTACTCTCAATGAATGGTATGGTTAGGTTCTATGATCGTGGAGCAAGTCGTGATTGGGATGATATCAGGGTGGCAATGCAGGAAATGCACTTGCTTGATGGTATCAATATCTTTATCCTTGACCCACTTACTGCACTGGTCTCTCGTTATTCTTCGTCTGAAGCTAATGACAAGCTGAACGAGATAGCAACAGATATGGCTGACCTTGTCCAGTCTTACCCGATTACTCTATTCTGTTATTCCCATGTAAACCCAAAACCAAAAGGTTCTAAACCACACGAAGCAGGGGCTAAGGTATTGAGCAGTGAGTTCACTGGTTCAAGAGCTATGGAGAAATGGTTTCACTATGGTCATGGGATTAGTAGGGATCGTACGGACGACTGCCCTGAAGAAAACAAAAATATGTCCCAGTTTTATATGTTGTTTGATCGTGAGTATGGACAGACTTATAACTGTGATGTGTTCTTTGACGAAGCAACTGTTACTTACCTTGAGCCTAAGAAGGGGTGGTAAATGGCTGACTACATAATTGATATTGAAACGGACGGAATAGATGCTACAAAAATACATTGCATGGCTGTTAGAGAAGAGTCTGGGCACATTCAGGTTCATACAGTATACGACGACATACGCTCTTTTCTGGGTTCTCTTCGGGATAGTGACAGGATTATTGGTCATAACTTTATCCGCTATGACTGGCCTGTCCTATCTAGGATCCTTAAGGTCGAGACTAAAGCGTTCATTGTAGACACCCTTGCCTTGTCATGGTACTTGTATCCAGATGTAGTAAAGCATGGTCTTGAACAATGGGGAGAAAGATTCGGTATTGCCAAGCCAAAGATTGACGACTGGGAAAACCTTGATATCGGAGAGTATTGCAGACGTTGTGTTGAGGACGTAAAGATCAACACTATGCTTTGGGAAAAGCAGTCAGAGTACCTTTCAAACCTTTATAACGATGCTAATCCTGATCGTGCTATTCGTTACCTTTCGTTGAAGATGCGTTGTGCTGCCTTGCAAGAGAAGTCTAGGTGGAAGCTGGACGTTGAGAAAGCTAAGTCGTTACTACAGCAGCTTGAAAGTTCTTATCAGGGATCAGTTGACACATTGTTTGCTGTAATGCCTGAAGTAAAGAAGATCAAGAAGTGCAAGCGTCCAGCAAAGCCATACAAGATTGATGGTTCTCTTTCTGTTACTGGACTAAGGTGGAAAGAAATAACCGAAGAGGCTGGGAAAGACTTTGACACAAAAGAAGCTATCGAAGTTGTGGTTGGAACAGAACAACCTAATCCCGGAAGTGTTCAGCAATTAAAGGACTGGCTTAAGAGTTTGGGCTGGAAGGCTGAGACATTTAAGTTCTCAAAACAAACAGGCAAAGCAGTAGAACAAATCAAGAACAACGATGGAAGTATGTGCAAGTCAGTAACTAAGATGTTTGACAAGCACCCTGAACTTGCTCACCTTGAGACTATGACTGTAGTTAAGCATAGAATAGGATTGGTAAAGGGCTTCCTTGATAACGTAGACTCAGACGGATATGTAAAGGCCCAGATACAAGGGTTCACTAACACGCTGAGATTTAAACACGCTGTCTGTGTAAACATTCCTTCAAGCCGTAAGCCGTATGGTGCTGAGATAAGATCACTACTTACTGTTCGTAGTCCAGACAATATACTTTGTGGCTCAGACATGGCATCACTTGAGGATCGCACTAAGCAGCATTATATGTGGGACTACGATCCACAGTACGTTAAGGAGATGATGACACCCGACTTTGATCCACACCTTGACCTTGCATTGTCTGCGGGTGTATTGAATAAACAAGAGGTAGCAGATTATAAGGCTGGGTTTCAGCCTGAAGATATAGTTAAGATCAGGCATATATACAAGGGCGGTAACTATGCCTGTACTTATGGTGCTGGGGTGGCTACCCTTTCTCGTCAACTAGGTATCAGTCAGGAAGATGCTAAGACAGTACGAGAGGCATACTGGAAACGTAACTGGTCTTTGGAAACCATTGCTGACAACGTAGGAATACGAAGAATAGAAGGCGACAAGATGTGGCTATGGAATCCTGTTGCAAAGATCTACTACCACCTTAAAACTGATAAAGATAAGTTCAGTACATTAAATCAAGGCACTGGGACATTCTGTTTTGATATGTGGGTTGCTTATATCATTCAGGAAAGACCACAACTTACAGCACAGTTCCATGACGAAGTAATCTTAGAACTAAACGAAACCAAACAAAATGATATAAAGGAGTTATTAAACAAGTCTATACAAAAAGTCAACAAATTGTTACACTTAAATCGTGAGTTAGAATGCGACATAAAGTTCGCTAAAGATTATTCTGAAATCCACTAAGGAGATTATCATGGCTTTTGAACGAGCAATGAGTCAAGAAGTATCTAGCAGTAAAACCGAATACTCAAACCTTGAACCTGGTGAATATGAAGGAAGGCTGGTGTATGTAGCTGACCTTGGTATGCAGGAACGAAACTATGCAGGGGAAGAGAAACCACCATGCCAACAGATCTCACTCTGTGTTGAGATTCTTAATAACACTGTAACTATTGATGGCAAAGAAGCACCACGCATTTTGTGGACTAAGGCTTTTAATATCTTCCGTACTATGTCTGGACTTGGCAAAGAACTTGAATACTACAAAGCATTCAAACCATCAGCAGAAGAAGATCAGGTTGCTGACTGGGAATCCGTACTGGGTATTCCATGTACTGTAGTGATTAAGAACAAACAAGTACAAGACAAAGTATACGATGAGGTTGCAGGTCTTGCTCCTATTCCAGCTAAGTACCGAGACTCAGTAACTAAGTCTAGTTTTACAGATCAATGTTTGGCTGGTGCTGAGGATAGCGATAGCCCTGCAATCAAGTCTCTGTTTGGGTTGGCTAAGTACATTCATGAGAAGCGTATTACAGAGTCAAACAAGCCACATCTTAAGGCAGTGCAGTCAGATGCACATGAAGAGTTTGACGACGACATACCCTTCTAAGGGCTATCACAATGAAACTCTTGATTGATGGCGACCCTATTGTTTATCGGATAGGGTTCGCTTGCCAAAGTACGAACAAGGAAACGGGGTTGGTTACGGCTGACCCCGATTCGTTTACGCTACATAGTTGTAAGTTGTTTGTAAATGGAATCATCAGGGATACGCAATGTGAATCCTATAAGATATTCCTAACTGGTAAAAACAACTTTAGACACAAGATTAGGAGTGACTACAAAGAAAACAGATCAGGCTCAAAGAAACCCTATCATTACGAAAACATTAGGGGCTATCTGATTGAGTACTATGACGCACAGGTTGTAGACGGAATGGAAGCTGACGATGCAATGGCGTTACTCCAGACTGACGATACCGCAATAGCCACCATTGATAAAGACTTGTTGATGGTTCCCGGCCTTCACTATAACTACATTAAGAAAGAGTGGAAAGAAGTAACAGAGGAATCTGGTACTAAGTTCTTTTACACTCAGATGTTAACTGGTGATAAGGTTGATAACATTATTGGAATCAATGGTATTGGCCCTAAGAAAGCTGAGAAACTATTGTCTGATAACGACAGGGAAACTTGGGACAATCTGGTTATTGATCTGTACATTGAAGAGTTTGGTGAAGACGGGTTCCAAAGAGCAGTTGAGAACAGCCACCTGCTATGGATGTTACAACGCGGTAGAACAATACCAATGGATTTTCATAATGCCAACCAGAAAGAAAGCAGTAAGCAGAAAGAAAGCAGTAAACAGCAAGTACAGGAGTAGTTTAGAGGCTAAGTTTGCAGCGAATAACAGTGGCAAGGGTTATCAGTACGAACCATTCTCAGTGCCATACGTTATGAAACGAAACTATAAGCCTGATTTTGTACTGGATGATGTCCTGATCGAATGTAAAGGTTTCTTTCGTCCTGGTGACACCTTAAAGTACAAATCAATACGGGATAGCTTGCCAGATTATGAGTTAGTTTTTGTACTCTCTGATCCAAATAAGAAAGTACGCAAAGGAAGCAAACTAACAATGGGCCAGTGGTGTGAGAAGGAAGGAATAAAACACTTCACTGTTTACGAAGACAAGAAGCTAGATAACTACATACAAAGTAGGAGGAAGCATGAAGATAGCAGTGATACCTGACTGTCAGGTCAAGGATGGTGTACCAATAGACCATCTTGAATGGGCTGCAAAGTATATCGTAGATAAGAAACCAGATGTGATTGTAAACCTTGGTGACTTCTGGGATATGCCTTCACTTAGTAGTTACGATAAAGGAAAGAAGGACTTTGAAGGTCGTAGGTACAGTAAGGATGTAGAGTCAGGGAACAGAGCAATGAACTTGTTTCTTGCACCAATCAAGAAAGAAATCCAAAGGCTAAAACGAAACAAGAAAAAGGGTTGGAATCCAAGTCTTGTGTTTCTGCTTGGTAATCACGAACAACGGATAGAGCGTGCTGTAGATGCCGATGCCATCTTAGAAGATGTGATTGGTTACCGCGATCTTAACCTGTCTGATTGGGAAGTGTTTGATTTCCTTGAGCCTGTAATGATCAATGGCGTAGGGTTCTCTCATTTCTTTACGTCTGGTGTTATGGGTAGGCCGGTATCCAGTGCCAGGGCTATGATTACCAAGAAACACATGAGCTGTGTTATGGGCCATGTGCAGGACAGAGACATAGCATTTAGCAGAAGGGGTGATGGTACTGCTATTACTGGTATCTTTGCTGGGATCTTCTATCAGCACAGTGAGGGGTATCTAGGACACCAAGGAAACAATAATTGGTCTGGTATCTGGATGCTTCATGAGGTTGATAACGGAAGTTTTGATGAGATGCCTGTTTCGTTAAGGTTCCTTAAAGACAAGTATTCAGATAACAAAAGGAAAACAAAATGCAAATAGTATTTATGGCTGAATATGGACTGACACCAACCTTTAAGCCACTATCTTTTAGCAAAGAATTTGGAAGAATTTTGTTATTTGGTCTACCATTGTTTGGCTTCTGGTTGCCTTACATTGGGTTTACCACTTTATTTATTGACGAATCAGAAATAGAGGGGGAAGTAGAAGTAGAATGTTTCTTAGTACAGTTTGTACTATTTGGTTTTTTTATTGTTTATAACTTATTGGAGAAAGAATAATGGAAATGGGTTTATATGAATCCTACATTCACAAGTCAAGGTACGCAAGGTATATACCAGAACTACAACGAAGAGAAACATGGGAAGAAACAGTAGCACGTTATATTTACTTCTTTGATAAGCGTACTGACCACAAGTACCAGAAAGACTTTCAAGAGCTAAGAGAAGCTATCTTGGATTTAGAAGTCATGCCAAGCATGAGGGCATTGATGACAGCAGGAGAAGCCCTTGATCGTGATAACGTAGCTGGGTTTAACTGTTCCTACTTAACCATTGACCACCCTAAAGCCTTTGATGAGATGATGTATATCTTGATGTGTGGTACAGGTGTTGGTTTCAGTGTTGAACGCCAGTACATACAGAAGCTACCTGATGTTGCTGAGAAGTTTCATGATACTGATACTACAATCGTAGTGGCAGACAGCAAGATTGGATGGGCTAAGGCTTATCGTGAACTGATCTCATTGTTGTACAGTGGTCAAGTCCCATCTTGGGATATCTCAAAGATACGCCCAGCAGGAGCAACACTTAAGACTTTTGGTGGTAGGGCAAGTGGCCCTGAGCCATTGGTTGATCTGTTTAACTTTACTGTCTCTGTATTTAAGAAGGCAGCAGGACATAAACTAACCAGTATTGAGTGTCATGATATCTGTTGTAAGATTGCACAGATCGTAGTAGTTGGTGGTGTACGTAGGTCTGCTCTGATCTCACTCTCTAACCTTTCAGACGATAGAATCCGTAGAGCAAAGCATGGTCAGTGGTGGGTTGAAGAACCCCAACGTGGTCTTGCAAATAACTCTGCTTGTTACACTGAAAAGCCTGACTTTGATGCCTTCCTAAATGAGTGGGCTTCTTTGTATGAATCTAAGTCTGGTGAGCGTGGTATCTTTAGCAGGGTAGCCAGTAAGAAACAAGCAGCTAAGAATGGGCGTAGGGACACAGACCACGAGTTCGGTACTAATCCCTGCTCTGAGATAATCCTTAGACCTAATCAGTTCTGTAATCTCAGTGAGGTTGTGGTACGCTCAGATGATACGTTAACAGACCTTAAGCGTAAGGTAAAGCAAGCTACTATCCTTGGTACGTTGCAATCCACGTTAACTGATTTCAAGTATCTGCGTAAGGTGTGGACTACTAATACTGAGGATGAAAGGTTACTAGGAGTCTCATTAACAGGCATTATGGACCATCTAGTGCTTAGTGATTCTGATGATGGTCGAGCTTTTGACGTTTTAGTTGGAGGTATACCTCTTGAGGACGTGTTAAAAGAACTCAAAGAGGTGGCAATTGAGACTAACAAAGAATGGGCTAAGAAGTTAGGCATTTCCGTTAGTGCTGCTATCACCTGTGTTAAGCCTTCTGGCACTGTATCTCAGTTAGTTGACTCAGCATCTGGGATCCATGCTAGGTACTCCCAGTACTATATCCGTAGGGTACGTGCTGATATGCGTGATCCTTTGTGTCAAGTCTTAAGTAATGCTGGTGTGCCTTGGGAAGTAGACGTTACAAGCCCAACTACAGCAGTGTTTAGCTTTCCACAAAAGGCACCAGAAGGTTCTGTAATGTCTTCAGATCAAACTGGTATGGAACAGCTTAAACTGTGGTCTATTTACCAAGAGCATTGGTGTGAACACAAGCCATCCATTACTGTGTACTATAAGGACGATGAGTTCCTTGAGATTGGTAACTGGTTGTACAACAACTTTGATGAAGTAAGTGGTGTATCTTTCTTACCCTACTCAGACCATAGCTATGAGCAAGCCCCATATGAAAAGATTACGAAGGAACAATATGAAGAGTTGTCACAGAAGATGCCAACAGAGATTGATTGGAATATCAATGAAGCCTCAGATCAAACTGAGGGGGCGCAAACATTAGCTTGTACTGGAGGACAGTGCGAGTTATAAAAACTAGGGGGCCATTGCAGCCCCCTTTTTATTTCTTTTTGTTTTTCTTTTTCTTCCCTGCTTTTGATAGTGCAATAGCAATAGCTTGCTTCTGCGGCTTCCCAGCTTTTATCTCCTTCCTAATATTCTCAGAGATTGCTTTCTTTGACTTGCCTTTCTTTAGTGGCATGTCCTACTTTCTCTTCATAGGTTTTTTCTTTTTGGCTTGGGCTTTTTTAGCAGCCGCTTTTCCTGCTTTTGTGTATGCGTACTTCTTACCATTTACCATTGGCATTTGATTTCTCCTATTACCACTTAGTTTTATCAGCCCAAAAGGCTGCACTCATCTTACCCTTTGAAATGTTCTTAGCGTGTCTTGCTTTGAATGATGCACGTTTCTTCTTCATCCTTTCTGACTCACCAGCTTTAGGCTTACCAGCAGTCTTAGCACCCTGTTCTCCAAACCGAATGGTCTTGATTTTGTCACCCTCCTTGGCAACTACAACATGGGATTTCTTAGGGTGATTAGGAGTACGCTTTGGTTTGTTGTAACCTGATACCCCTGCACGTTCTAGTCTTGGGTCTTTCTTCATTTAGTTAAGCCCTTCTGTTTTTCGTATGTTCTTAAACCACCCAGCCCAAGCATACCCAACAGGATAGTCATGAGACTGCTCATATCAAACTCTGGCAGGTTTTCTATTGGTGCCCCATACATAGCAGCAATAAATACAATAAACGGCTGTATGACGAAATGGTAGCCCATAGAGACACTACATATCCAACCAACAGAAGGTCGCCAACCACTAACAAATAGTGACTGGCTTTTGGCTTCTTCTTTGTTTACGTCAACCTGGGCTAGTGAGATCTCATGTGCTTGTTTCTCTGCAAGTGTTGCTATCTCATGTGCCAGTTTGTTTCTCTGATCCTTGTCTTCTATAAACTTATCAAGAATACTAGAAACAGGGCCAACAAGTGATCCAATTAGATTTAGCATTGGTTATTCTTGCCCTTTATTTAGCTCATTTGTAGAATATACACCAGCAGAAATTAACCAAGATTTTAGAGAGTTAATAGCTTGCTCTTCATTAACTGAACGAGTAAATTCTTCAGAGAACTTCTTAAACTCTGTTGGATTAAGTATCATCTCTTCTAAAGCTTGTGTTGATTTAACTCTTGGCATTTTGCTTAAAATATTAGTTGCAGCTTTTCTGCCCCAACCAGCAGCAATCAAAGGACTTGCTCCAACTTGTGCGCCAAGACGAGCACCAATGTACTGTCCAACTGCCATAGAAATTAAATCTTCTTGCGCTGATGTTTTAGATGCTGGTACCCTAGTACGAATAAAAAAGCTATCTAAGCTATCTGATAGCCTAGAGATTTCATCTAATTCTTTTCTTGAGAATACCTCTTTATAAGCATTTTTGTTTTGGCTAAGTTGGTTCCTAAAAGATTGCTTAAGAACTTTTTGTCCAGCCACAGTCTCACTGGTAATTTTTGACAATAGGTTGTCAATTACGTCTCTTTTTAAGCCTTTTATGGCCATGCCATCTGGATCTCTGTTTGCCATTTTAACAAGGTATCTAAAAGACTTTTGCTTATCTTTTGAGGACAGCGCATTGTTAACAGCCGATATAGGATCATCAAAATCAGAATATATTTTGCTTCTGCTTTTCTCTATTGCTCTTAGTTTAACTTCTCCTCTTTTCTGCATATCAGCAGCAACACTTTGTGCATTTTTAGCATTAGTAAGTTTTTCTTTTAAATTTGGAAACCTGTTTAACATATTTTCGTATTTAGAAATAAACCTAGCTGCTGCATTTACACTAACTGTTCCGTCTTGATTAGTTACAGTTTTAAAAAACGAAGCCGTAATCATGTCTTCTGAGGCTTTGTTAAGGTCTATATTTAATTCCTTTGTAATCTTAATTACATCATCCGCAATAGGCCCGCCAACCCCTCCTGAACGAATAAAGGCAGCACCAAGTTCTTCTTCTGAAAGTTTGTTAATAGGTTTTCCTAGTGGGCCTTGTGTAAACAGTTCATGCTTTCTTTTTGAGATTGCGGTTGCTTGCTTGTACGCAACGCCACCATCAACAGACTCAAGTTTCTTTATGATTTGAGATTGAATATCATCTAATACTCTTGTCACTGGATCCTTTGTTACAAATTCCCTTTTCTTTGAAAGAACAATGCTTCTTAGTGAAGCAAGTTCTCTTGGTGTAACTTTTTTATCAAGCTTTCGCAGTAAACTTAGTTCATTTTTAATTTTTCTGGTTGCATTCGTTGCTTCAGTTTTGCTGTACTTTTCATTAAATAAACTTTTCAAACTCTTTTTTAAGTCAACAGTGCTTACAGTAAAGTCTTTTGGTACCTTGCTCCAAGCTTGGCTCTCTAGTGCTTCAATTTTTGTTCTTGCATTATTAATCTCTTTTGAAAAAGCAATGCTTGCATCAGGAACTTCCAAAGGGGTGCCAAGCGTTTCAAACTTTGATCTTGCATCTTTAATGCCGCTTTGCACAATATTGTTTACACTATTATTTGACTCTCTTACTTTAGACTGCAAGTGCCTTCTAAAGACAGAATCACCAGGTTTTTGAGCAACATTTTTAAACTCTTCAATTAAAGTGTTGTTTACAAGGTTATCAGATTCCCTTAAGGCTACTTTAAAAGTGTCTTGCGAAGCATTAATTAACTCGTTTTCTAGTCCTGCTATACCAACATCGTCTGTCATTTGAGACAGCGTTCCTTGTTTACCTGCTTTTAAGCTTGCATTCAAATTTTTAATTGCAAGGTCTGGATTAGAAGCATGTGTTTTAATAATATTAACAGCCCTTTTCTTTGCAGCTTGATTGCTAAATACTTCTTTTATGGCAGTACCACTAAATTTTGCAGCATCATAGGGCAACTTAACAGCAGAACCCCTTGTTGCAGCAAAAAATCCACCAACTAACTCTGCCAACGGATCTCCATCAGAAACATACGATCCAGCAGCACCACCCGCCGCAAACAAGCCACTTGTGATTGTTTCTTGTTTTAGAAACTTTGTAGGATCAGCGGCAGCAGTCTCAAGATAAGTCCTTCTAGGAACCTTTGTACCAACGGGCATTTTAGCCGTTGTAGTTGCAACTTTTTTTGGAAGCTGAGCGGCTATTTTTTGTACAATAGTTGTTGGTGTAAATCCACCACCAAGAAACTCACTACCAATACGAACAGCACTACGGCCCGCCCCTTCTTCCATAAATCCACCTTCCGTTGCCTCTTTAATTATTGGCAGATCAGTAAACATAGATGCCCTAGCATCAGAACCAAACAAACCAGAAAAAGCATTAAAAAGCATTGGCGGAATGTTTAACAAAGCAACTGATCCCCTGTTTATTCCCGCCATTCCCTCAAGGATTGTTTCTTTTTCTGGAACAGCACTTTTAGGTATAGGTAAAGGGAGAGGCACGCCAACAACGGGATCAGAAAACTCATCAACGAGCGTATCAAAAACACTTTTTGTTTGATCTGCTTCACGCAAGCCTCTTAGATGTTTTGCCAAGACCTTAGCATCTTCTGTTTCTCCAGCTGCATCAGCAGCAAGAAGTGCTTTTTCTACTTGATATATAGTAGCCAAAACTAAATCCTCATTATTCCGGGTATTTGTTTACAATAGCGTCAACTTTACTAGCTTCTTTAGCAGCAATACTATCAGGATTTAAAGTTACAACATTTAATTTGTCTCTGAGTTTATAGGCAATACTGTTTTTCTTTAGAAGTCCATTTTTGTTTGAAGAAAGATCTGAAAATTCGCTTGTCGTAAGTGTGCTATTCAAAAAACCATTAAGCTCGGCAATTGCTCTTTCTTCTCCAAAAGCTTTCCTGAGTGATTTATAAAGACCATCAGCATACTCATTAGCAAAGAAAGACTTCCAAACACGTGGATCGTCTCCTTCTGAAGGAAAAGCAGCTTCTATTTTTTCAACCTCTTGTATGGTATCTGAGCCACCAAGCCTTTCCATTGAATTAAGTGTATGATCTATCGTAAAACTTCTAATAGTTTGCAATGTACTAGATCCTTTTCCTCCAAAAAGCTCTGTTGTAATTCTTTTTACTGATGCGGGACTAAAAAATGGCCCAGTCATATCTTCAAAACTTGGGTCATTAAGAATATTTTTTAGTTGGGTTGCTCCTGAAGAAAGTGTACTATATTCAAGATCCATATCCTGCCTTTTTTCGGTTGCACTGTCATATGCAGTAACACTATACGGCAAAATACTTCCTTTTGGTTTTTCTATGGCATTACCACTTTGATCAAACCATTTTTTATCAGTTGGGCTGTAGCTATAAACATTTAGATTTTTATTGTCAAAAAACGACTTTCTATTAGAAAGTTCTTCTTGTTGTGCTTTACGTTTTGCTTGCTCTTGCTGTATCTGGTCATTTCTGTATCGCTCTGCAAGGTCTACCCGTCCAGAAGCAATCAGTCTATCTGCCATTCCTTCGCTAAACTCCGAACTGCCAATATCAGCTTGAGCACCGACTTCGTTTTTAAGATTACGAATAAGCTCTTTATCTGCTAAATCGTTTTGAAGGGTTGTAGTGACAGAAAAATCACGTTGAATATCTAAAATCTCTGCACCAGTAACACCAAGACTCCTAGCCCTTTTTACTAAATCTAAGTCAAACGGATCAGTAGACAGTTCAGATGCTGCGTTTTGTTTTGCTTGTCCTTCTCTTTCTTTTTGTTCTGCTTTTTCTCGCTCAATCCTTGTGTTTTTAGCTTTTTCGAACTGATTAAAAACATTAATTGCTTGTGTTGTTTCTCCTGCGTCTGATAGCCCGCCAGCAAGAAGCCTAAGTTTTTCTTCAGTAGTGTCTGCCTCTGCAATTGCTTCATTCAATACAGCTTGTTTTTCTTCTGCTTGCCTTGCTTTTTCCATTGCTTCTGTGTTTGGAAACACTTTATCTGCAAGCGCACTGCCTAATAAAAAACCGCCAGAAGCAATACCACTAGATTCGCCACGAGATTGAGCAGCGTTTGCAAAAGCTGCCATTTGTTTTTTTCTTTCAGCAATTCTTTCTTGTTGCAGCTCGTATACTGTTTTACCAAAAATACTCGCTACTAAACCTTGTTCTGCCATTATCTTGTTACTCCAATCACATCGTAATTAACTGTTCAGCCCTTGGGCACCATGTTTTGGCCAGCTTTATTGGCAAATCCACTAATGAACGCATTAGTAGCTTGATAACCAAGCCCCGGGCCCCATTTTGAAGACTTCATCCCCATAGCTCCAGAAAACGCATTTCTAACTAGTGCTTCACGTTCAGCAGCACCAGTAACAAGACCCTGCTCAATGCCAATTACTTCACCAGCAGTACCAAAGGCACCCTGATAACCACCAAGCAAATTAGAAAGTTGTTGTTCTTTTGCTATTTGGTTAAGTGTATACTGTTTCTGTGCTTGATCAAACGCTTGTTGTTGTTCAACAACAGCAGAAGCACGAGATTTAGCGTATGCTTCCTGTAATGACTGTGCCTGGCCCCTACTTAAACCAAACGCATCTGGTTGTACCATTCCACCAGCACCTGCGCCAGCAGTCTCACCAGCAAGCATAAGCCCCATACGACCTGATCCAAACAGATCAGACTGTAGCTGTTGACGTTCCTGTGCAAAAACGGGATCAAGAGCAGCTTGTTGCTGTGTAAAGTATTCCTGTGTGGCTTCGTCTATTCCCTTCTGGAAATCAAACTGTTCAAGAGGTTCCTGTGCTTGTTGCAAGTACTGAGACAAAAGACCAGGTGACGCAGCAAGACCCTGGCTATAAAGCCCTTGTAACCTTGGGTCAAGCTCTTGGGAAAAAGTATAGCCACGCTTGTCTCTTTCAAGCTCTGTGCTTCCAGCAAGACTTGTATAAGTGTAAGGCTGAAACTGACCGCCTTTCAACGAAACAGGTTTTGATTCTTCACCCCCACTACCAAAAAAACCTTTACTACCCATTATACTGTCTCCTCTACTGGTAACTCATAGGCTACAAAGCGTTTTTTATAACCATCATTTTTAAAAAACCTTTCCCAACCTGGACGGCCTTGTGATTCAATACAATCACAACCTATTGAGTAAGCAAACTTTTGTATTGTTGGTAACATATCTTCTTTCCATAAGTGCGATTCAAACCCACCAATAAAAAGCATAATCATTGCTTTTAGCTGTGGATAGTCAGTTGGTTCTGTCACAACAAACCCATAAATTATCTCATCATCATGAGCAACCCAAAGTTGTTGGTTTAGATTATTCTTAATACCATTCCTAATATCATTAGCTGTGAATCTTCCGTAAGTGTACTTAGCAGCATCCTCTACGTAGTCTTTAATTTGATTCCAGATACCGTCTATTTCATGATTTGGGATAATTGAGATTTTCATAGTTCCTCTGCATATTTGATAATATCTTCATACGTTACTTCGTATGCCTGTATAGATACTTCTTGGTTTTCCATCTGCTTTAACAGCCTATGTCTACCATCTATAAGTCTGTACTCTTTGTTGCATGGATTGTCTATCTTTGCCACAATAGAAGGGTAGTTTGTATCTGCTAGTTGATAACGCAAACTGGCTTTATCAATACTCTCCAACTCTTTATGGCCTATCTCCCAAATCGGTACACTAATTGGTTTTTGTTTTCTAAAGTTAATTAGCTTATACAAATTTTTACAGTTTACTTTTAGTGGTGTATCTAGTATAGACCATTCTTCAGTCATTAGATGAATCATATAACCTAAAACCTATACTAACCCTATCACCAAAAGAATAAATACAGTGCCACAGCTTTTCTTCACCATCTTTAATATCAAACTCTTTAATACTAACTCCAGGTTTATCCCATTCAGTAATAACCTTGTCGTCCTTGATGTACCTAAAAAAGCTATTCCCATCAGAGTAAACAATATATACTCTTTTACATGGTGCATTTGAGTTTGTATGCCATCCCATATAACCTGTTTCTGGGTAGTAAAACATACCACTGTTAATGATGTTGTAGTTTGGATAGATCTCTTGTAACAAATGAATCAACTGGTTGTTAAGACCAGCATAACTTAGGTCTACAAGATTTCTTTCCTCAGCTACCTCTACTTCGTTTTGTGGTAATGCTTCTATACAAACTTTTTTTAAAGAGTTTTCAGTATGCCCTGTCTTGTCCTTGTGCTTTCTAATAACTTCTTTAGCAATGTCTTTAGCTTTTAAACATATCTTTGTACTTGGTGTCATAGTCTACAGCCAAAGCAAATGGTACTTTGTTAGCTATTTCTTTTGGTGTCTTGCAATCAGAAAGATTAAGATCATCAGTCAGATTTCGTAAAAGCTCTTTGTCCTTTTCAATTAAAGCAAGAATATCATCACGCTTTGAAACCATTGCTCTTACTTCATAGTTATCCAACAGCTTAAATGCTTGTTCTCTGATCTTTCTGTATTCATCAAGAAACCAAATAGAAAGTACTTCAAGGTCAAACACAAGGCTGTCACCATCAATACGAAGCTTGTCAACATGTGACGAAAAAGCAAACTCATCCGCTTTTGGATTGCTGTTATAAGGCTTTACAATAACCTTAGATTCTTTAGGAATAATCTCGGCTTCCTTTAGATCTTCAATTGACCTATCACTTACAGTTAAACTAACTCTGTTGGTTCCAACGGGGTTTTCAAAAAAATAATTGTTCATCTTGTATCCCTTAAAACAATGTTACACAAATATAAGTTGGATCAACGGATGTAATACCAAACATTTGTGTTGCGTTACCATCAGTGTCAGCAGCACTAAAAATTCTATACTTGTTGTATGTTTTTATTGCTCTGATATTAAAAGAACTTATTGCTCTGGTATTAACAAAACAATTGTATAGTGTCAGATCATCATCAGAATTCGGCCCAGTAGTAGAAGTTGGATTTAATGGTGATTGATTAAGTACACCCTGATCCACATTGCCTATTGTAATTGCCCAGTTTGATGTGTCGTCCCTAATAGATGAATCACAAGAAATAGTATAATTACCTGTTCCATTTTTAGTTAGTGTTAAGTTCTGTGATGCAATTGTAGTGGCAGTAGAACCATCAAAAGCAATAAACCCTCTAGCAGCATTAATCTGATTTTGCACAAAAGCAGTGGTGGCAATGCTTGTATCGTTATCCCCAGCTGACGGAGTTGGTGCTGTTGGGTCTCCAGTAAAAGTTGGAGAATCAATATCTGCTTTTAAATCAATGGCCGCTTGTAAAGTTGCTTCTAAAGTATTATCAGCAGTAGTAACAAAAGCAGTGGTAGCAATCTGTGTTGTGCTTGTTCCAGAAGCAGCGGTCGGTGTTAATGGGGTGCCAGTAAGCGTTGGACTAAGTGTGTCTGCTTTAGTTCCAATGGCTGTTTGTATTGCACTAAACTCATCGTCAATCTCTGTACCCTTGACGATCTTATTAGCATTACCAGTAGCCAAGGCATCCTTTGATGCAAAGTCTGTTGTTTTTGAATAGTTACTCATTAAATAGTCCTACCTGTTTTAGCATAAACGTCTAGTTTCTGTACACTTAGTTGTGCGCCATCAATTACTGTTTCAATACCCAACTGCACAATGGAACCATTCCCTGAAACAGAATAATCCACACGATCCAACGCAATACCAGAATTATACTCAGCAATTGTATCAGCATTTGATCCATACTCAGCTACTCCATACTCTGAAATAACAAACTCTTTTAGTACAAAAGGAAAGCTAAAATAATTAGTTGTGTAGTCGTAACCAATCTTTAATACAAATGGTTGTGCAGAAGAACCAATAGCTGTAACAGCAGCTCTCTTAATAATCTTATTTACGTTCTGTGCATTAAAATCAAAGTGGTTTGTAAAGTACCTCATCCTATAAGAGCTACCATTATCTGTGTACAAACCATACTCAGCAATTCCGTCTACTTGTGAAAAGTACATCTTATTATTTGTTTTATCATACAGAAAACCACTATGATCTATTCCACTCCAGGTAGTTACACGAAGTGACTGGTCTTCTAGTTTGTTTTTTGTATCAAAACAATAAACGATATTAGCACTAGGCAAATACAACAAATAAAAAGCCTGTTCTGGAAAGAAACAAGAACGAATTAAAGTCTTGTCTTCTTCCCTGTTTATAGACTCAACAAAAGTATTCCTAATGTTTTTAGACAAATCTCCAATTGGACTGGACTTTTCTTGAACAGTACGACCAATACTTCTTAAGCCTGTTGCAGACAAAAAGACTACATCAGTTCCAATGTTTTGAATTGTGTTCTTGTCAATACAACCAACACCCTCAAGAACCTCAACAAGTCTTAGTGTGTTTACATCAAAGCTACCTTGAAAGGAATCGTTATCCTCAAAGATAATAATATGATCTGAACAGAATACAATCAAAAAACCATTGTGTGCAGCAAGACCAGTAATAACGTCTGCACCTTTAGACAGCACACCAGTAATGTTTAAAGTACCAGCACTACCACTTCCCCACTTAACACCATTTAACAAGTCAGAAAAGTAGATCGTTGTTTTGTTTGTTGTAGTATCAGCAGCCCACAAACGACCATAAGCAGACAGTACAATATCAGCATTTGGTGCTGTACCATTGTAGTCTGCATGTTGATCTATGCTCTTAAATTCATCAGCCGTTGTTTCGTTAGTATAGTACAGTGGCTTATAACCACGCTGAAAAAAGTATGCTCTATCGTTTAGTGTAACGGCTTGCCAGTTACCATCTGATATAGTATCAGTAGTAGTTGGTGTGATTGTTGATAGTGTTGTAAAGCCTTTATAAAAGGTATCTTCAGACCAAGAAAGAAAAGTATTTATTCCAAGAACATCTAAAAACGTATGTATTCCTTTTAGGTTTACACCTGTACCACCTGTAGTAGTACGATAGAACCAACCTTCTCTTGCACCAAGCCTACCAAACTCATCAATAACACAGTTGTCTGCCTCAAGAGCAAAACTAGGATCATTAGCAACACTGGACTCTTGGGTATTCAAACCTAAGAATGCTGGTGCTACTAACGATGATGTAATTAGTTCTTTTGCCATTAGGACGTACTCACTACAAAGCTCGTTTCTTCAAGTGTCAAAATACAGGACACCCCTGTAGTATCAGCTTGTGCCTCAATGGTATAACCAGGTTCAAGCATGACATAAATACCAGCCTGTCCAAACTGAATGTAATCACCAGAGTGAAGAGACTTAGCACCAAGAACAGTAATAGTATCGTCATTAACAATACGAATACCAACATCACTAATAGTTGATCCTGTGCCATTACTAACAAAAGCTAATACCCACTTTGCTCTTGTGTTTGCAGGTACTGTATAAATAGTAGCCCAGCTTGTAGCTAGGTTTTCTACCAATACTGTCTTAGACTTCATAGAACAATGTCTCCTCTGGGTGCTTAATTGCATCTAGTGCAATAGCATCATCAAGGGCATTCTTAGCTCTAGCATAAGCAGACACAGGATTCATACCACCATCTTCACCACGTTCTTCTACAGCAAGAGCATAAGCAAGCATCTCAATAGGAAGTGTTGGTATATTAAATGTTGTTGAATCGCTTTCTAGTTCAGGTGTACGAAGAATACAGTTAAAGCGTAGATCGTATGCTCCGTCTGGTTTTGGATAGATATCAACCTGTGTATCACCATTAGCATCAATACCATTGAAGCTGTAGTCTGTTGGTGATCCTGTTTGTGGTGTACCAACCAGATAGTACCTTGTCATTTCATGTGCAGGAAGATACTTAAGAAATACATCGTTAGTATCGTTTAACACATCAAGAACAGTAATTTTATTTTTTGATCCTGTAAGTACGTAGTTAAAAACGCCTTCTTGTGTGGTTGCACTGAGCGTTGTACGCAAGCCAGACCAACTCCATGCGTTCTCTACTGTATCCTTAGCATCATTAATCAACACACCAATCAAGGTTGAGTATGATGATTCATTGACAGTACCTACAGTACGTTCTCTAAGGCGTTTAAGTACCTTATTAACCATTTCAAGATATGTCATTTGTCTACCTTGTGATTTAATTTATTTTCAATAGAATCTAACTTGGCGTAAAGTCGTTCCATAAACCTATTGAACTCATCTTTATTAACATAGTTACCAGCAACAAGGACTTCAATATGATTTACTTTCTCAACCAAATGCTCGTCTGCTTCTTGTAGGTCCTTTACTGCACCCCACATAACGCGAAGAAAGAAACCAAGCAAGCCACTAATCCCAGCAACTAACCAATTAAATAATTCTTGTTCCACTTGTTTCTCCCTTATGATCTTTTATAAAACAAAGCAATAACTGCACCACTGCCTCCTGCTGTAACCACTGCTGTGTTAATGCTCTCAAAAGAAATAAGCCCATGTTTTGACGTTACTGCTGGGGATGTGATGTCACCATCAGAGACAAAGATATGCTTACCTTGCAAGTCAGACAACGACTTTGATTCGCTTGCTTGCAATTCAAATACTTCACCATCCATGTAGTGACTGCCACCTTTAGGGCTTAGACAGTAATACTCAATGCCATCCGAGCCAGCAATTAAAACCGCCTTACCATAGGTCATATGATCTGCATTGCTGCCCATGTACATACGCTCACCACGGTTGTAGTCGCCAATATGATCCATGTTGGCAGCATAAAGTTTTGTTGT